AAGATCATTTTGACCTCTTGCAAGGTCACTCATCCCGCTACCCATAGTAGCGAGAGCTTGAGAAATGTTGTCTAATCCGCTCTCTACACCACGAAGTCCACCAACCAATGCACTAGACAGTGGAACAGTAGCAGATTGAATTTCATTAGTTACGTTATAATCAAATCCACCACGGAATCTCTGTTTGTAGTTTTTCGTAGGATCTTTCCCAGGACCCTGTGCTCCTAATCTGCCCCTGGTTCTGGCAATTCTATCTCCACCAAATCTTGAACCAAGGGCTCTTTTGAAAAAATATCCTTTACCAATCCCCGCCTCTTCTAGAGACGTTCCGCCCGCTTCTGCTTTCCCTGCAGCATAAGCACGTTCCTCTGACGCCATATTGGAAGCTTGTTTTAAGCGTTTTCCAATTTGACTTGCGATCATACCTAGGTAATCTTTGTTACCTCTGGTATCAGTGTATGCGACTGTTCCTGCTGCCATTACCTTTTTTGCTTTTCTTGTTCTTGTTTAACTTGTTCCAAGTATTGCATTAACAAGGAAACATAGACTTGCCTTTCAAAAGGCATCATGTTTTCTATTTCACTCAAGCTATATTTATGGTGTTGCATCAAAGCAAAATTGGTCTTGTAGTACCCCTCCAAAGTATTGTGGAAGAGTGCTATCCGAAAAAACTCTGCAAACCTCTCAGAGTATATTCAGATTCTACACCAGTTTTTGGATTTGTAACCTTAAATTTATGTTCTAGTCTAGGAGCAGATTCAAAAAACGCTTGTATTTTTTCAAGTTGCTCTTTAGTCAAACTCTCAACGAATTGAATAAACTCCTTTTTATTAGTAGTAGATTCATCATAAACTTCTTCATCTTGGAAGATTTGATCAATACTATTGGCAATAATTTTGATTACTCCATCTTCGTTGTATTCTTTGTTTGCAAACTGACCTTCTACAAAGTCGTCAAAAGATGGATATTTCATAATGACACCAGTATTGTCATTAAGCATGATTTTGTTAGTATGCCCTTCTGGAAAAATTACACTAACATCAGTAAGATTCAAATTATACTTAACTTTGGTTTCTTCATCATCTTGACAAGTAATCAAAATCTCAACAACTTCTCCAACAGAGATTGCACGGATATTAAGAAAAATATACTCCAAATCAAAAGTAGAAAGGTTTTCTACCTTAACACGAGACTGGATACATGCCTTGAGAAGGTTTAATACTGCCTGTTTAATGTTTTTTTCGTCATCACTCTCAAGTGCCAAAAGAAGGACTTTTTCTTCTTTTACCAAAAAAGGGCGAATTTTGATTTTTTTCTTACTAGAAGGAATTTCCAACTCATAGGTTGGAAGGTCCATTGTTGGCAAAGCCATAATAATAACCTCAGGTCGTATTTATATTTAGTGCGACTTTTTAGACCAAAAATTAGCGGAAAAAATTTTCCCCGTTTTATGGAATCAAATTACTGAATTTGTGGTAGTAAAGTAACGTCTTTATTATAGATTGTATGCCTTGTATAATAGAACTGAGCGGTGACTTTTGTCAACTGCGTAGATCCAAACTGTAATGGAACAGCATCAACTTGATATGGCCATGCTCTTTCTAAGACATATGTAACAGATGGTCTTAATCTTGAATTTTGATCAGGACCAGGACCAATTTCTGTCTTTGTTATGGTAATGGTTCTACAGTAATCTTCTGGGTATGCTAGTCTATTTGTTCTTTGAGGAGCTCTTGGTGAAGACTCTGAGATCTGATCAATTCGAGAATCTGTGTTTAATGCACCTTCACCAAAAATGATTCCATACCAATCATTTAAAAACTTTAATGGTGTCATATTAGCATCACATTGAAACCCTAATTGAATTTCAGAGAACACTCGGGTATGTGCATAATTAATTTGACCCTCTCCAAGATATCTACCTTTAAGCGTTCCAGTTGCTGCTGTAGAGTTAGGTAACTGAGCTTCATCACACAGAAACTCGAACACATTACCTTGATTTGCATCAAATCCAGGAATGGGAACAGCGGGGTTTGGAAATTTCACCACAAAACTGTTAGCAATCGACATTCCGCCGTTTGCATTCATTACTGATAAGAAACTATTAATAGACACGCTAAATAGCTATGTTGGAACATTTATATTTATGGCGTACTCTGGGTATTATAAACCAATACATCCTCAGAAGTACCGTGGCAACCCGACAAACATTGTTTATAGGTCGCTATGGGAACGTAAGTTCATGGTGTTCTGTGACAATAACCCTAGTATATTACAGTGGGGTAGTGAAGAGATTATTATACCATACAGAGCACCTGATGGTAAAGTGAGAAGATACTTCCCTGATTTCTATATCAAAGTTCGTGAAAAGTCTGGTAAGGTCACGAAGTATATCATTGAAGTAAAACCCAAGAAACAAACACAACCACCGAATGACAAAAATAAACGAACTGCCTCGTATCGTAATGCTGCACTGACATACGCAAAGAACCAAACTAAATGGTCCGCTGCTCGTGAGTATTGTGAAGACAGGCAGATGAACTTCTTAATACTAACCGAGGATCATTTAGGAGTATGACAAATGGCAACTGGATTCGCCGCTGTACAGCGCAACAACGTAAATAACAACCCAGGATACAAAACACTGTTCGAGAGAGTAAACGCAAGAACAGGAGGAGAGAAGAAATCTCTATCATGGTATAGATCTGCCGTCAGAGCAGAAGCTAGTAGTTATAAGAAAAACTTTGACAAGTACATATTAAACGAAAAGAGTGACAAGGTTGGTGCTGTAGAAGAGCAAGATGCCAATCAACTTCGTAGATATTCAGTACAAGGTCATCTATACATGTTTGAATATAAGGCAAAAATGAAATGGTTGCCTTACTATGACAGATTTCCACTTGTATATGTTCTCAAGGCAACTAGGAGTGAATTTTGGGGTTGCAACTTACACTACCTACCACCAAAGAAGAGAATTATCGCTACTAGAAAGTTAATACAAGGTAGAATCGACATTCCTAAGAGATGTTTCCATAAATACCTACAACCCCATGTTGATGGTTTGATGTTGGATTTGGCTTCTAGTGAGTGGGATACTGCTATCCTTCTACCCACTGAAGACTTCGTGAAAGATATTAATGGTAGGGCATTTCCTATTAGTAAGGAAGATGTCTGGGAAGACACTAACGAACAATTCTACGATAAAATCAGAGGTCAAAGAGTAGTGAAGGGATACGGCACACCACAATCCAGGGAGATGTCTAAGTAATGGCGAATGATCCTATTGGAACTGAATATAAGGGAGCGCCAGAAAGAGCACCAACTGGTGCATACTATAAAGGTGTTGATGGACGCTACTATGTGTGGGCAAACAGGACTACTGCTTCTGGTGGACCTGTATGGGTAGTACAAAATGATGATCCAGCGATGCAGTTGGGTGCATTTGGAGCATATAGACTAAGAGGTGATGAAATCCCATCTAGTGCTCCCAGTTCCCCAAATGTTCCTGTAGCAGAAGCAGAAGAATCTGTTGCGCCAGACCCAATGGCAGTGGCATATCCATCTGATATGTCAATTGGATATGATAGTGACTATGTTGTATTCGATTTCTATCAATACAATCCACCATTTAAAAATACAAGAGCAAATCAAGCAGGTATTGCAAATACAGATGGCGAGATAGCACTTAATCAAACACTAGATGCTTACAATGCCACAGGAACTGCGGCAAATTATGACAGAGATCCAAAGTTCCCACAACTTAGATTATACATGCCAAGTGATGTTCAAGATGCATACAAAGCAGACTGGCAAGGAAAAGCATTTGGTGGTGCTACCGCTGGTATCTTGGCAGCTGCTGGTGCTGAAGGTTTTGGGAGAAAAATAGAGGATACATTCAAACAATTAGGAGAGTCAATAGGTAGAGCTCCTGTAAATGCAGCAGCTGCTGCAATCACTGGTCTGTCTTCTAGTATTACTGGAGACTCAATAACTACCGACGATGTTTTTGGTGGTATCTCTGGTGTTGTTAGAAATCCAAACACAGAATTATTATTTGAAAAAATGAATCTGAGAACATTTGATCTCACATTCAAGATGGCACCATATAGCACTCAAGATACATATAATATTTCTAGTATCATCAAAGTCTTTAAGATGGCAATGCTACCCACATATCAAATGGGTTCTGACACTGCAGTATTTGGATTCGCTCCTGGTGATAATAAAGCATTACAAGCTGGATTTATTAAAGTTCCTAGAGTATGCCAAGTTACATACATGAGAGGTAGTAATGCACATCCATACTTACCTAAGTATAAAATGTGTGCTATCACAGATTTCAAAGTAAATTATACACCTGAAAATACTTATTCAACTTTAACAGATTCATTCCCTGTTGCAGTTGAAATAAAAGTTAGTTTCATGGAGACAAAACTTGTCTTCGCTGATGATGTTGATCCTAACATTGCATTGAATGGCACTATTGCATATGATTCGGAAGGTAACTACATTGGAACAACTGCTCCTACAGGACAAGGTGCTGGGTTCATGTCAAGTGACTCTAGACTAAAAGAAAACATCGTGAGAGTTGGCAACTCTCCTTCTGGTCTCAACATTTACGAATGGAACTACAAGTCTGCACCTGATACTAGATATCGTGGTGTAATGGCACAGGAAGTGTTAGAAACAAATCCAAATGCTGTCTATCTATTTGAAGATGGATATCTTGGTGTAAATTATGGTCACCTAGATGTAAACATGGAGAAGGTAAAGTAAAATGTATTTCTCTCTAATACCAAACATCTCATATGATGAGAAACCAATTAGCTATCCTTTCTCAGACTCAGATTTTGTAACTGCAAAGAATTTCTTTCGTAGATATAAAATCAGTGAAGATGTGTTTTCCTATGCTACATTCTTCTCTAAGTATGCAATTATAGATGGAGAACGTGTTGATCAACTTGCACTAAAAGCATATGGAGATCCATTTTTTGATTGGGTTATTCTCTTAACAAATAACATGGTTAATGCACAATATGATTGGCCAATGACTAACTTTGAACTCCAAAAAGTATTGGAGGAAGAGTTTGATAATGCATATACAGAAGTTCATCACTATGAAACGATAAAGATCGGACAATATGCTGCTGGACTACATGTTGATGAGACATTCTACAATGGTCAGCATAAAGTCAATGTAAATGGCACCGTGTCATTAAAAAACGGTAGCGAGATTTGTGGTCCCGTTACCGTTGCTGAATATTATACAAAGGAGAATGAGAAGAAAAGAGAAATTTATCTTCTCAAACCTGCTTACTTCCAATCATTTGTTGATGACTTCAGAAAGAAAAATCTTTATCAAAAGTCAGGCAAATATATTAATCAAAGACTAAAGAAAACTGGTTGACTTTTTTGAGCAAAAATTTGCCAGAAAAATTTTTCCAGATTTACCAATCGTCATCATTGAATTTCAAATTCTCT